CTCAACCTTCGTGCTTATGACTTTGTATCCCAAGAGATCAGAGCAGCAGAAGATCCAGAGTTCGAGACGTTCTACACCAAGAACATTCTCTTGAATGAAGGTCTTCGTGCATGGATGGCACAGGTTGATCAACCTCACGAGAACTTTGTATTTCCTGAAGAGGTATTGCCAAGAGGCAATGCTCTGTGATATACTAAGGGGGTTAACGCCCCCTTTTTTCATGGAGATAAATAGTATGAAAGATTTTTAGACGACGATGAAAACATTCCAACAATTTATGAATGAATGTTATAGTATTCAGGAAACATCACTGAATAGAATTCGTTCTAAGTCCCAGAAAGGTGGAATGGCTATTTTGTCTGGACAGAGAGGAGACAAATCATCCAAAGAAAATAAGGAAAGAAGCAAGCGAACTGAAAGAAGGATTCGTGGTGCTGGTCTTCCTGGTCCAACAAAAGTTTCTGGAAGATACACAGAGAATCCTGGCACACCTCAGGAGAAGAAAGTGGGTGAGAAGTCTCATGTAGTTTCTTCTGGTAAGATGAGCAAGAGGAAGTTCAAGAAGACAATTCAGAAACTGGGCACAGAGGCTGGACTTAAGCACAAAAAGAATGTAAAATCAGGTTCAAGCAAAGATGATCAGGACTCAGTTTTAATCCAACGCAAGAAAGGTGGATCTGCTACACTCAAAGGAACTTCCAAAACATCTTGGCCAGGCAAGGGCAAGAATGTTAAAGTAGGGAAAATGAAACCAGGACGCACTGGTGAATTTGACACCAAAGTTAAGAACAAAACATTTACTTATGAAAAAGACTAAGTTTCCATGGCCACATCATGTTGACGAAGAAAACAAAAGCGTCTCCGTCTATGTTGCTAGTGGATATCCAACCGTTATGGGTGTACCGATCAAAGTGAAAGAACATTTCGGACCAGATTATGAGAGTAAACTGGTATCTAAAGATTACTTTGATCAATTGACAAAAGGTAATGCTGTATGATTGGTTCACTAGATCCAGAAGAAAGGGTCCTTTCTGATCCTTCTGTTGCCGAACAAATTTCAGACCTGATGGATAAGATGGGATGGGATTGTCACGATGATATTCGTGTCGAGTCTGCTGGTTCATCTGTCTATATGATTGATGGAGCAGGTACTAAATGGGCACCATTAAAAGGAACCGTAAAGTACAACAAAGATGCTTTCATTGTCATTAAGAATCGATCACGAGATCCGATTGTTCCCTCCCAAAAACCCGACCAGTAAATCTAAAATAAATAGAGGGTAACAACCCTCTATTTTTATGTCCAATTATTATTATCCAGAGGGACCACTGGGACCAATCTGTGATGTAGTCGGGGATGATGCACCGAAGAAGAAAATTATATTTGATGAAGGTGATGGCAGAGAGTATACTTACGGACCCCTAGAGTTTCCTGATATGGAAGCGGTAATGCCTGGCGTTCCCGCTCTTACTGGTCGTAGGTGTAAGAAAAGAACACTTTCGGACGGAACTATTGAATATTATGATTGTGAAGATACATTTTTAAATCCTCTTCCAGAGAGTGATACTGGTCTTCCTAGTCAGTTTGATTACGATTGGAAAACTAACAGTCAATCTCCATGGGGTCTTGACGATGACTTTGAGGAACCTGATATTTCTGAAATTAGTTGTTCACCTTTTGATCCTGACCAGAATATTATTCCTGTAAGAGTTTATAATTCAGATGGAACTTTTGTAACTAGAGTACAAACAGAAAGATCTAGTCCAGTTACTTTTAACGTGACATCTGAAGATCAAACGTTTATAAACGACGCTACGATTACAGCAGAGTTTTCTACAGATCAACAGAACTTGGTGATCGGAGGAACTGGAGACGGCATCGTTCAACTTGAGTTAGACTGGGATGATAAACCAAGTATCTCTGGTCAAGCAATCGGTACGCTTACTGTTGCAGGAGCATCGATGAGTCAGGGTAATAAAACGAAAGGCACAAAGAGTGTATCAGTACAAGTAACTGCAGGACAATCATATCCAATTGTTTTAAGTGGGAACTCTGGTACTTCTGGAAGCAGACTTGCAAGTCCACAGGTGATTGAATATGATGATGATGTACCAGGATTTGATGTTAATGCCACATTGAGAATTGCTGATATCCTACCATTAGAACCAACCAGCAATGTTGCAGGTTATTGGAGTGACGAAGGAAACAAATATGCTGTATGGACTAACCCTGCTATCTGTACATTGCCACAAATCACACAACAGGTAACTTATCAAATTCCTATTCCTGAAACAGGAACGTATGGATTTGAGTTTGCTTGTGATGATAATGCTCAGATGTTTTTGAATGGTAGTAATGTACCATTCATGAATATCACTGGTGGTATCTTTGAGGGTGGATCACTTAATGTACCATATACTTCTACAACAACTCTGAATGCAGGTACATTAGAATTAGTAGTAAAGTGTACAAACTCTGATGCTGGGTTTAACGATGGACAAGGAAATCCAACTGGACTTGCATATAGTTGGCAACGAAATCCTGGTGGTTGGTATATAAAAATCTGTCAAGGTGGTAATTGCATACCAGTAAATAACATTCCGTGGGTTGCATCAGGACCACATCCTGCTTGGTCTGACTTTATGAATCTCTATGCAGTATGGGTATCATCTCACTTAACTGAATCAGGATCTCCTAAAACTGCAACTTGGAATATTCCTATCACTGATACTGGTAATTATCAATTGGATGTTCAGGCAGACAATCAAGCAGTCATAAGTTTTGATGGTGTTAGTCAAGGCACAGTTAATTCATTCACGACTACAACATCTTATTCACTAAATAATATTACAGCGGGTGGTCACACCCTTCAGGCAGTAGTAACTAATAACGTTGAGACAGTTGATAACTGGTCTAACAACCCAGCAGGTGTTGCATGGACCTTGACAAAATTAAATACTCCGTCTAACATAACTGCTAAGTTCAAAAATAATGGAGACTTACAAGTTCAAGGATCTGGTACTGGAACTATTCAATTGAACTTCTCTTGGGATGAAACTCCTGAATACACCAGTGCTAACGTTTCTGTTGCATTTGATTCAAATGGTAATCTAGTAGCAACTGGAACTGGATCTGCAACTGTTCAATTAGATTTTGAATGGAATGATAATCCTAATACCTATGGACAGGCATTAGGAACTGTTGCATACTCTTCATTGGGTGCATCATTTACACAAACTTTAGGTGCTAGAAGAGGAAATTCTTCTCAGTCTGTATCAGTTACAGCAGGAAACACATATAATGTGAGCATCTCTAATAACCCATTTGGATTTACTCTTAAAGATAATGGGGGAAGACTTTGTTTTTATGATGGAGATGGTCAAGATTGTAATGCTTCATTGTTCATTGGCACTGTTACACAGGCACAAACTGAAGTTGCAGCAGACAATGCAGTTGAATCTTATTCGGTCGCAGGGTATACATTTACCACTGGATCATCGAATACTGGATCATCAAATGCGACAATCAATGTAACTGCAGGAACTACATATCCTGCTACCATTGTCAATAATCCTAATGGATTTAGTTTGAAGAATTCAAAGAGTAAAATTTGTTTTCAAGATAGTCTTGGAACTGACTGTAATGCTCAGATCACTATCGGAACTGTTAACAATAACAATCAAAATGCTATTGTTGCTTCTTCATTAGATTTAAGTTCAGATGGAACTGGAAATTTAATTTGGCACACCAGACTTGCTTCTGGATACGAATACACGGATGTTTAATGGAACTACCTAAAATCAAAAACGACAAACTCCCAAAAGAATTGAAAGAGATTCTTGGCGATGCTGATGCTGAGTTTGATTTAGTCGTTGACCCTATGGATGTAATTAACATACAATTAAATCCTGATGAATACTACGAATCAAGACATAAGACCGCTCAAATGTTAATAGAATCCCGTAAAAAACTAGACGAATATAGGAGAAAACAACATGAGATTCAAAGACACGATCAAGGGAGCGAAAAAGATCCTTAAAATAGCAAAGGAGAATCCAAATTATTATACTTCTGACGAACTTAAGTATGTTCGACTCCTGAAAAAACAGGCAAAAGATGCTTTGGAAAGGAAACGATCCCAAAGTAAAGATTAAAATGTGCTAAATACCTACTTGTAACGTTACAAAATTGTAATACTTGACCTTCTCGAAGGTCTGTGTTATAATATTCCCCAACGCAGACAAGTCGAGTCTGCTTCCATCTGCGGGTAAACACTCCGCAAGTAAACAAATAGGTAAACAACTATGATTAAAACTGCTTTCGCTGCCGTCGCAGCTGCTTCTACACTAGCTGCCCCTGCTGCATTTGCAGGTCCCTACGTCAACGTAGAAACCAATGCTGGTTGGACGGGTTCTGATTACACTGGTGCAACGACTGATTTCCATGTGGGCTACGAAGGTGCTCTTGGCGCTTCTGGTTCTTACTACGTCCAAGGTGGCGCTAGTCTGATCGCTCCTGACGGTGGCACTGATGAGACTGTTCCTTCTGGTAAGGCAGGTGTTGGTCTTGCTCTGACCGATACTCTTGGTGCATACGGTGAGGTCTCCTTCGTCGGTTCTGGCGATGAGGATGTCGATCGTGGCTATGGTGGTAAACTGGGTGTGAAGTATAGCTTCTAATTTCAGAACTATATAATTTAAACTTGGGGACCAAGAGGTCCCCTTTTTAATACTATTGCAATCATCACTATGAAATTTGTTGTATACACACGCAATGGGTGTCCCTATTGTACAAAAGTAAAACAGGTTTTATCTGCTAAAGGATTTCCCTACGAGGAAATGAAACTCGATCAAAACTTTAATCGAGAAGAATTTTATGCAAAGTTTGGCAGGGGTAGCACTTTTCCTCAAGTTCTGCTAGACTCTAAAAAGATCGGTGGATGCACCGATACTGTTCAATATTTGCGCGAAAACAAACTTATCTAATGGAAGAAGAATTCTACGAACTTGTTGAATCTGCTATTGATGCGGCATTTGAAAAGGACTGTTATCTTTTTAACTGCTCAACGTACTTGAAGTATAATAAAACTACTAGGAAACAAGTTCAGGGATTCATCAACTCATCCACTGCTGGTAACATTGCCCTTACTTGCGCTGATTTGCAGTCTTATATTAAGGGTGGTGACAAAGTTCTCCGTGAAGCATATGGACACATCGGCAAACCAAAAGCGAGGAAGATACACAAGTATCTCCAGAAAATCCTATTGGATGCGGTAGAATATGAGAAAACCCGCCGACCAGGACGTAAAAAACGTTCTAAATAAACTTAGTTACCCTAGGGGGAAACATGTTAATTGCTTTGGCAGTTCTAGTTACAATCGGTGCATTCATTCTAGGAGTCACCGTTTCTTGGTTAGCGAAAGGTTACATTGAAGATTACATCGAAAATGCCGCCTACGCTAAATCAGTTACCCATCCAGAGATGTTCGATGAAGAAGGAAACATGATACACGATGAACTCATCTACGTCAGACCTCCGTCTCCATGGGATCACATTCATGACACAGAGGATGAGGAAGATTAATTAATCGGAGTTTATTATGCCCAAATCTATGGAAAATAGTAACCCTAGGTTACTACTCAGTGAGATTTTGAGAAAGGTCTCCAACGCTAAAACTAAGAAGGAGAAAATTGATCTCCTTCGTAAACATAATTCAACTGCTCTAAGGCAATTGTTGATTATCAACTTCGACGAGAGTGTAGTCTCTATGCTCCCTGAAGGTGATGTTCCCTATACACCTAATGATGCTCCTGTAGGTACTGATCACAGTCGCCTAGAACAGGAGTATCGTGGTCTCTATAGGTTCTTCAAAGGTGGTGCAGATAAACTGCCAAACCTCAAGAGAGAATCTATGTTTGTTCAACTTTTAGAAGGACTTGCTGCTGAAGAGGCAGAACTCATGGTTCTCGCAAAGGATGGACGCATGAATGATAAGTATAAGCGAATCACTAAAGCAGTGATTAGTGAAGCATTCCCATCTATCGAGTGGGGAGGGCGCTCTTGAAAGGTGTAACAGTCTTGAAGCAGAATTGCGATCTGAAAGATGCAGAAGATCGCTCTCTGCCATACATTTGTTATCTCGTTAGTTACAAACAAGACGGGAAGGTTACCTATGATCTGGCAATGACAGGTAAAGCGGTAGACCTTTTCGATTATTACTATGATCTCTACGGAAAAGATTTTATAGAATTCAAACAAGCAGAAGGGAGAGTAAATCCAAAACTATGGGTGGATCCAAAAGCACCGAAAGCGAAGCGAGGAAAATGACAATTTACTTCGACAAACGTGCAGAAGAAGAGTCAGCAAAAATTGCTGCAGCAGAAGAAGAGGAAGCACAGAAGCAAAAGATTAAACAAGAAAATCTTGAGAAGAGTGCCAAAGTTCTTTCTGTATTTGTCAAACCACTAGTTCTTATGCTATTATGGAACTGGTTAATGCCAGGTATCTTTGGTCTTGCTACCATTGGATATCTTAAGGCATTCGGACTGTGTTTAATGTCCCGTATATTATTTGGTAAGGAATGACTAAAGTATGTCTTGTCTCTGTCACACCTGATGCAGAGAAAACAATGGGGTATGTTGCTCGTGTAAGCAACCCCGCTAATCAGGATAATCCTAAAGTTGCAGGTCTATTGAAGTATTGTATTAAGCATGGGCATTGGTCTGTGTTTGAGCAAGCACATATGACTTTGGAAATCCATACTACAAGGGGACTAGCAGCTCAAATTTTGAGGCACCGTAGCTTCACATATCAAGAGTTTTCCCAACGCTATGCTGATTCTTCCCTACTCTCGGAGACGATCCCTCTACCTGAACTACGCCGTCAAGACACCAAGAATCGTCAGAATTCTATTGATGATATTGACCCGTTTGTCAAGCAAGAGTTTGAAATCAAAATGAAGAGGCACTTTGATGCTGGCATGGAACTCTACAAAGAGATGCTTGATGCATCAATCGCAAAAGAGTGTGCTCGTTTTGTACTCCCCCTCGCCGTACCAACAAAATTATACATGACGGGTTCTGCTCGCTCATGGATTCATTATATCAATTTGCGTTCTGCTCACGGCACTCAGAAAGAACACATGGAGATTGCTGAACTTTGTAAGCAACACTTCATCTGTCAGTTTCCAACCATCGCAGAGGCGCTTGAGTGGTGTCCTGACGGCGATTGCGAATGCTCTGAGGACATTGACTATGCTGACTGTTTACAACCATCTCTGAGGATAGACTAATGCCTACTTACCCTGTAAAAAATACTAAAACTGGAGAGACTAAAGAACTCTCTATGTCCATGACAGAATATGATCAGTGGAGAAAAGACAACCCTGATTGGGACAAAGACTGGATGGCGGGTGTCGGGGGTACTACATATGGTACACCTAAAATGGATGACGGATTCAAAGAAGTCATGTCCAAAGTCCAGAAAGCACACCCTAGAGCAAACTTGAGTCGATTCACCTAAACTATGGCAAGAGCAAGGAAAAAAACTGGCACCCCGCAAACTTATCCTAACGGTATGTCCAAGAAGCAAATGAAACGTAAGAAACCTATTGATTCTTCATACATGGTTCCGATCAAACCTTTGACGGACAATCAAACGCTTGCGTTTGAAAATTATGAGATGGGTAAGAACTTGCTTCTACATGGTGCAGCAGGTACAGGTAAAACTTTTATCACTTTGTACCTTGCTTTACAAGAGGTACTTGACGAAAACACACCTTATGATAAGATATACATTGTAAGGTCACTCGTGCCGACTCGTGAGATTGGTTTCCTACCAGGTGACCATGAAGATAAGTCTGCCTTGTATCAAATTCCTTACAAGAATATGGTCAGGTATATGTTTAGTATGCCTGATGATAATTCATTTGACATGCTTTATGACAACCTCAGAGCACAAGAAACTATTTCATTTTGGTCTACTTCTTTTATCCGTGGAGTTACTCTTGACAATGCCATTGTTATTGTCGATGAGTTCAGTAATCTGAACTTCCATGAACTAGACTCTATGATCACCCGTATCGGTGAAGATTCTAAGATCATGTTCTGTGGTGATATCACTCAGTCCGATCTCGTAAAAGAGAATGACAAGACAGGGGTATCTGATTTCATTCGTATCTTACAATCAATGCAGGAATTTTCTTGTATTGAATTTGGTATCGATGATATCGTTCGTTCTGGTCTTGTTAAGTCTTATCTAATCTCAAAATATAATCTTGGTTTCTGATGTTTAACTTTGTTGATGTCGTCCTTAATGAACACGTTGAGGTCGAACCCGTGAGTAAAGATGGAGTGAGGTTCTATCCCATTCCAAATGCTGATAAATATTATCCGAGTGTTACCTCAATCACATCGTATAAGAACGCACAATTTTTCGCAAAATGGCGGAAAAGAATTGGTGAAGACGAGGCTAATCGAATCACCGCTCGCGCTACTCAACGCGGCACAGCATTTCACAACATCGCAGAAGATTATTTCAAAGGAGACTTAAACCTCGACAGATACTTGGAAAACAATCCATTATCTGTTAGAATGTTTCAGTCAGCAAAATCTACACTAAACCGAATCAATAACATTCATTGTCTAGAGACCTTTCTCTATTCACATTATCTCGGTTTGGCAGGTCGAGTGGATTGTATTGCTGAGTTCGATGGCGAACTAGCAGTGATCGATTTTAAAACTTCAACTAAAGATAAAAAGGAAGATCATATCGAGCACTATTTTGTGCAAGAGACTGCATATGCAGCGATGTTCCTTGAGCGTTCAGGACTTGAGGTAAAGAAAATTGTCACACTTATCGCCACTGAAGAGGGATCTATTCAAGTATTTGAGAAGTACAATCTTGATGACTATTTACAATTACTCAAATCCTATATTGAAGAATTTGTTAGGGGAAGAAGTTCCTATGCCTAAAGAACAACTTGAGGACAAGTTTCTCACACCAACTAAATTCTCATTAGAGATTGAGCGTTTGGTGAAAAAGAGCAATGGTTTGATTACATACATCGAAGCAGTAGTTACTTACTGTCAAGAGAATGAGATTGAATTAGAAACTGTTCCCAAACTAATTAACAAACCATTGAAAGAGAGGTTGCGCCATGAGGCACAACGTCTAAACTACATGAAAGCATCATCTAAAGGAGTTCTACCGCTGTGACAGGATTTGAAGTGTACAAAATGTACCTTGCATTAAAACAACACTTCACTAAACCTGATTATGATTACTTTAAATATAGAGGTAAGGTCCGTGCAAACGAAAACTCATTTGAACAACGACGTGACCGTTACTTCTTCAAAAAATTAGCGACGAGGCATTCCGATAAACACATCTTGGAATACTTTGTCGCTAATTTTGCGTCTGATCCTAAAGGATATCTAAGATCATTTAGTGAGGACATCTATACTGATTGGAGAATACATCAGGAGTCTTTCACTTATAAATTTAAACAAGAGATCCATACACTACTTGATGATCTCGGCACACCATACGAAGAAACGTTTGAGAGCATTTTTCACACAGAACGAGGAGGACATCCCCACTTAGTAAGACGATTTTTTGCTGGTGAAGTATCATTAGAAACACTGACTGTATTAGAGCATTGCTTAGGATACGTTGACGATTTAGACAAAAAGTTGACTGATCCTATGTGGAAAGAAACAAGAATGAGAATCAAAAAGTATCAACCATTTCTTTCAATTGATTGCAAGAAGTATAAGAGTGTAATTTTAGAAACTATTAGATTAAAACTATGAGTTTTTTTAAATCGGAACAAGTTCAAGAGAGCTTGTCAGATATATTTTCAACCTACCAACAGATAGCGGCAGTTACGTCTCGACTGCCGTCAATGAGTAAAGATGAGAAACTAAATCACATTGCAGAATGTAAGGGACTCATCGATAAACAAAGAACATTTTATTTTAGACTCTCTCTTGCTGCACCAGAGGACCCTGAAGCATCTGACATGAAGACAAGGATCAATGCTTTGACCAATGCGTTTGGTTACAATGATCTGTTTGAATGCATGGATGCCATGGTTATGACACTCGAACAAGCGGCACAGAGGGAGGTTGACGAGACCTAAATAATATGCTACGATAACACAGTAGCAAACAAAACACACTACAAATACGGAGAAATACGATTATGTCTTTCGCATCACTTAAAAAAGCGTCTTCTGCTGGCAATACATTTGCTCGCTTGACCAAAGAGATCGAAAAACTCAACCAACCTGCTGCAGGCAGTGGCGCTGATGAGCGTCTCTGGAAACCTGAACTGGACAAGTCTGGTAACGGTTATGCAGTCATTCGATTCCTTCCTGCACCCGATGGCGAAGATATGCCTTGGGCAAAGATCTGGAGTCATGCTTTCAAAGGACCTGGTGGTCAGTGGTATATTGAGAACTCTCTCACCACTATCGGCAAGGATGATCCTGTCGGTGAACTGAACCGCACTCTTTGGAACTCTGGTTCTGATCACGATAAGGAGACTGCTCGCGCACAGAAGCGTAAACTTTCTTACTACTCCAACATCTATGTTGTGAGTGATCCTGCTCACCCCGAGAATGAAGGAAAAGTCTTCCTCTACAAATTTGGTAAGAAAATTTTCGACAAACTCGTTGAAGCAATGCAACCTGCATTTGCAGACGAAACTCCTATCGATCCTTTCAACTTCTGGAAAGGTGCTGACTTCAAACTGAAGATCCGCAAGGTCGATGGATACTGGAACTATGATAAGTCTGAGTTTGCTGCTCCTAGCACTCTCGGTAACTTCGATGATGATAAACTAGAGTCTATCTGGAAGGACGCATACTCTCTTGCAGAGTTTGAAGACGCAAAGAACTTCAAGTCCTACGAACAACTCAAGCAACGTCTTGATCTTGTTCTTGGTAAAACTGCTGCACCAGCACGTCCTGTTGACGAGTCCCTTGAGGATTTGAGTGAAGGTCGTGGTGGATTCAACTCACCTGACATTACACCCAACCAACCTGATTGGGCAGCGGAGGTCAAAGACTTCCGAGAGAAGGCAGTTGCTTCTCCTCCTGTAGAGGATGAAGAAGATGGTATGTCTTACTTCGCTCGTCTCGCTGAGGAAGAGTGATGGGCACAGAAGTTTTAGCAATGCCTGATACTTTGGCAATGTTAGATGGCGCTGTTGGCGCTTGGAACTCCATGTCTTATGGCGAGGGGTTCCTCTTCTCGGTCTGGGTGATCGGGATGTATTATATTAAACTTAGAATGGATAAGTATCTCCGATGAAATTTATTCCCTTGGCACTTTTGCTTCTCTCTTCACCTGCTATGGCAGGTGGTCCTAGGATTCCTTACAGATCTACGGGTGACTATTCAAACTACAAAGCATACCGTGATTACGAATCCAATAAAGGATACGCTTCGGAAAACATTTGTTACCGAAATGAATACCGCGAAGAGTATGTTCCTGGTAATTCAAAAAGACCTGGTTATGTAACTTCGTACAGAGAAAGAGTTGAAGTTCCATGTAAACCATGGCATCGTAGAACTCCTTCAATTCCAATGCCAGAAGTTGATCCAGCACCAGAAAGTTATCATCACGATGAAGATGGTAATGACTGTTCTCAAGGAGCAATCCTTGGTGGTATTGCAGGAGGTGGAGCAGGTGCAGCACTATCACAAGGTGATGGTCGCTGGTGGGCAATCCCACTGGGTATTGTCGGCGGTGCAGTAGTTGGATGTGATATCGACGGGGGTTAACCCAAAACCAAAATCGACCTTAGATTCCCAGAAAGTCGCAAAAAAAATCGCGGCAAAAAATGGGTCTCTAAGGTTTTTTAGTATCCGTAACCAGATCCACCAGATCCGCCACTTTGAGGAGAAGGCGAAGGCGATGGTGAAGGTGAAGGAGTTGGAGAAGGTGTAGATGATGTAGATGTGCTGCTAACCGCACTACCACCACCATTAGAAGTAGTAGTTGAAGTTGTAGTGACTGTACCTGAAACTCCAACAGATCCGACAGTGGTAGGACCATCATCATATGTGATCGGACCACCGTTATTACCAGTATTAGTGATTAATCCAGTATTTTGGAAATTCTGTGAACCAATATTATTAAGGAAACGAGACGCGATACTAAGAGGCGTCTTTTTATTGCCTTGATCATCTAATTCAGAATGTGGTTCATATCCGACTAAATCTTCAAATTCTTCAATCATCATATCAAGGACTGCACCTGTAGGAACTAGAATTTGACGTTTTTGCTCATTTACAGCATATTCATGCTCATAGTTGGTAATTGGATATCTACTCTCTTCGGCAGTTTTTGTTGTTCCGTCAGGTAAAGTGCAACGATAGTCTAGAGTTACTTGAACACCTTCTTTAATGAATACAATGTCGTTATATAAAATCTCATTAGTTTCGTAATGATGCACATCATCTGGATTTGTGTATTTCTCATTTACATAATCAGATAACGTATTTAAGTCTCTTGGCCACTGTTCGTAGAAATCAGTAATATCGTTAATTAAGAGAATAGTCCAATCTAAATGAGAATCTTGAAACAACTCATATGCGATGGAAGCAGGAGTTTCGTTATCCTTAATAGAATGTGCCTCAAATAAGGTTACATACTTACTTAAGTCAGGTCTAGACTTTACCTTTCGGCATAAATTCTTGCTAAGTCTGTATTTGAAGAGTTCGTTATCTGTAACTCCCTCACCAATGAATACGTTTGGTAATTTTGAAAAATATGACATTATTAGTAACCTCTTACGACATCTGCTTGACCGATGAATCTGGTCTCCAAGAATGTTAAACTCAACGTCACAGCAGGAACTTGCATCATCGGTGCCCCATCTCCTTCGCTGCTTGTGCCCATACTGGTTTCTGCAAATGCATTATATTGACCATCTGGAGTGTAGTTTACATTTACACCTGCACAGACAGAAGTAAAAATCTTAAAATGCAACTCATTATCATCACTAAATTGCCTCTTCTCTGGGTCCATGCGAACAAACTTGATATCAAATTTGTCAGGTACTTCCATAAAACGATTAGGACTGTCGTTGATGATAGGAGTAGCACCTCTCTTGAAATAATCAATAATCATCTTATTTTCTCTTGCTTCCTCAGGACTTCTACTAAACAGTTTGAAGTTAAACGCATGAGATCTAAATGTCATATTATTGAACAGTTGTTCAGTATATGGGTTAAATACCTTACCACCAGCAAGTTGTGCAATAGTGTTAGCATTAATATTTCCACCAATACCCAACATTTGACTAGCAGCATTAGCAAATTGTGCTTTTGCTGAATTAATCACTTCTGGAAGAGCACCAGTTGCTGCGTCTTGCAGTGTGCTGACAATTGAATCAAGATCCGCTTGCATCCCTTCTCCACCTGCTTCCTTTAGTGTAATACCACTAATACCTGCCATTGCCATACCACCAACACCTAAATTTTGTGTTGTATATGCTGGATTATATGAAGTTGCTAATTGTGGTGGCATAGCAAGATATACCGCTGTGGAATTATAATCAAAGGATACATCGTTGCCAGGTAAATTTAACTGATTATAATTACCAGATCCACCATCTTTTTTGTATTTAATTCTTTTACGACGAAACATGACATAATCAATTGCCTGCGTCGGTCCATCGCCCACCTTATTTCCGATGACGGGAGGTTCTAATGGATATCTAAGTGTTGACGCTGCCATTATCGATATAAATACTACAGTGGTCTCTATATATTTATGCGATATTACCAAGGCACTTATCGTCCTAAGTTTCCGCGCAAATATAAGGGTGATCCCCATAAGATCATATTTCGCTCATCATGGGAATATAAATTCATGCTTTGGTGTGATACTACGCCAAATGTGCAAGAGTGGAGCAGTGAGGAAATCGTTATTCCTTACAAATCTCCAGTTGATAATAAATACCATCGATACTTTGTTGATTTCTACATGAAAATCAATGGTAAAAAGTATTTAGTTGAAGTCAAACCTTTTAGGCAAACAAAAGAACCTAAAACACAAAAAAGGATGACAAAAAAGTATATTAATGAGGTCGTGACTTGGAGTGTAAACAAAGCGAAATGGAAAGCCGCTACTGAATTCTGTTTAGATCGTCAGTGGGAATTCAAAATTATTACAGAAAAGGAACTTAAGGTCTAATGCCAATTCAAAATCCAGAAAGTGCAAGATATAACTCTTTTCAAGAGTTTATATCATTTTCAAAGAGTAAGGATAACTCTCCAAGTTTTTCCAACCTCTTTTCGGTGAAATTTGCTACGCCTAGAATGATGCAGAACGGTGGTGGTAATTTCAACACCAATAGAATGCAGGTTGAGGGCAATCGTGAGTTAGATCTTCTCTTAGATTATTATGCAAATACAGTACAACTTCCCAGTAAGCAAATAACTACAGGTCAAGTTGCACCTGTTGGATCTCCCTTTAAATATGCAACAAATACTGCTTTCAGTCAGATTAATATTAATTTTCTGATTCCTAGATCTATGAGAACTAGGGTGTTCTTTGAAAGATGGACACAACTGATGGCAAATGACGCCTCTCAATATACTAGGTATTATAAAGAATATGTCTGCCCCGTACTTGCGATATATAAGTGGGAAAGAGGTGGCGGTGATTATGTATACACTGATCCTACACTCATCAGAGCACTAAGACAGGCAGGTAATCCTTTCTTACTCTCTAGGAAGTATAAGTTGACGGGAGTTTATCTCTTATCTAATTTGTTCCCATATAACATTGGATCAGTTAGACTTGACAATGCTCAAGCAAAAACTTTACAGATGCAAGTAGGTTTCTACTATGAAAGATACCGTTTCTTCACTGAAGATCAATTTGATGATCCTGGTTTAGTTAGGGAGTTAACAACACCTTCTGGTTTTGATAATTTCACAGGCACTGAAACTAGTAGAAATGCAGTTGAATTGTTCTCTGGATTCGTATCCTCCCTCGCGACAACCGCCTAAATAAAATTACTGAATTGAATTTCTATGGCATTACCTAAATTAAATGTACCTAAGTACAAAGTGAAATTGCCGTCTGACGGTAAAACAATTGTTAACTTCAGACCTTTTCTTGTAAAAGAAGAGAAGTTGCTTCTGGTAGCAACTGAAACTGGTGATCAAGAGCAGTTGCTTGACACTATCAAAGGTATCCTCAAAGAGTGTACTGATATTGTAGATGTTGAAAAACTTGCAACATTTGATATTGAATATTTGTTCTTACAAATTCGTACTAAGTCAGTTGGTGAATCTGTATCGGCAACAGTTGTCTGTCCCGATGATGGGGAGACTGAAGTAACAGTTTCAATCCCTCTTGACGAAATCAAGGTAGTTAAAGACAAGAAACATAAGAAAGAGATCAAACTTTCTGAAGATATGGCGGTCACATTTGACTATCCTAGACTCGATACATTTGTTAAGTTGAACTTTGGTGATGGTGGTCCAAGTGTAGATACTGTATTCACAATGGCAGCATCATGCATGGTGACTATTGCTACTGAAGAACAGGTATATGATTGTAATGATGCTACAGATGCTGAAAAGATTGAGTTCTTAGATAATCTGAATAGTAAGCAATTTGCACAGGTTCAAGAGTTCTTTGAAACTATGCCAAAATTGTCTCATACTGTCGAGGTTGTTAATCCTAAGACTAATGTGAAAAGTGAAGTTGTTCTAGAAGGACTGGCGAGTTTTTTCGCATAGCCCTCCTGCACACAAACCTTCGGGCATATTATGAGGGCAACTTTGCCTTAATGCATCATCATAAGTGGAATCCTGAGTACATTGATAATTTAATGCCTTGGGAGAAAGAGATTTATGTGAATCTATTAGTCAATTTCCTCAAAGAAGAAGAAAACCGAATGAAGGAGCAACAGGCGAAGAGTGGCTAGCACTAAAATACAACCATTCAAGTTTTACAATCCAGGTACTTCATCCATAAAGTCACCTGTTGTTCTTGCTGCCAGAAAAAATGTATTGGCAACAAATAGATTAGGTAAAACTGTTGAGGGTATTGGGTCGCTAGTAAGTGATATTGAGACAATCAATATCAAGATGATAAAGAATGAGAAGTTAAGAGAAAGGGCAGAAAGACAAAGAGCACAGAGACAAAGAGATCAGGCAGCAGAAGATGCTGCAGAAAGAAGTGCAATCAAGAAAGCAGGTCAGGGAAGTCTTGGTAGTAAGTTAAAAAGACAAACAAAAAAAGGACTTAAGGGTGGTTTTTCATGGATTGAAAAATTCTTAGGACCTGTAGGTAATTTTTTACTGCAACTTGGTGCTTTCTTTGTTACCACTGAGGTAATGAAGTGGATTGGTGATGAACAGAACAGAGAAAAGTTAGCAACATTTTTAGACAAGGCATTATTTGTCTTTGATAAGTTATTTTCATGGGCATCCACACTAACGAACAAAGTCTTAGATGGATGGTCGGCATTATTTGCAGAAGATGGAGACTTCGGTAGTAGACTGAGAGGTCTCGGTGATATGATGCTTGGAATTATCGGGTTGAAATACCTGATGAATCCATTCAGTTTAATTACTGATATTTTAGGTCTGCTAGACATGGCAGACAGTATTCCAGATCCTGACGGAAGGAATAAGAAACCTAAAGGTGACAAACCACCAACACCAGATAAAAAACCAAAAGGAAACAGATTTACTCGATTCCTTAATAGTCAAGTTGAGAATATTAAGAAACCTCTTAGGAGTTTTCTTGGTGTTAAGACTCTGAATCCATTTGGTGATAACAGAAATAATTACAGCAAATATATTGATGAACTTACAGGCAATAAACCTGGTCCGTTAGGTAATCTTGTAGATAATAGTGCCACACAAATCAAAAGACTTCAAAATTTTGGTTCAGGTCTCATTGATAGTATGTCAACTGAGGCGGATAAGGTACTAAAATCTGAGACTACAAAAAAATTATTCCAAAACCTAGATCCAAAAAATCTTTGGAACTCTACAGTCGATAAATCGCTTCAACTTGCTGATGCTATTGGTTTTGATGAAGCTAAAAGAACTAGTGTTGTAGAAACAGGACAAAAATTATTAGATGATGCTGTAGTTCTTGGATCAGAAGTATTAGATAAAGCAAAAAAACAAGGTGAGGCGATAACAAAAGGTGTATTTGGTTTCCTTAATACTTCATGGAAAAACCTTACCTTCCAAGAGGGAACTACATTTAGAGCTGGTGCTGAAATTACAGGTAGAAATTTAACCTTCCAAGAGGGTTCTACCTTCAGAAAAGCAGCAGATTCTGCTATAAAATTTGCTTCAGAAAAAGCAAATGCAATTCGTAATAGTATCGATTCCCAGTTTGCCAAGTTTGGCAACTTGGTTAGTAATATAGGTGAAGCTGGTAAAACCTTCTTAATAGAGAGAATGGTTCAACCTTTAATGGGAAAACTGGAAAAACCATTAAATTTTATTAAAGGTCTTGGAACAAAGTTAGGTGATGCATTATTAAAAGTCCCTTATGTAGGGAAACTAGTTGAAGCACTCAAGGGTAAAGGTATCAAGAGTCTTGGGGACTTTGGTTCAAAGACCATGAAATTTATCGGCGCTAATGCTTGGCCGATTATTGGTGGTTTATTTGGTCTTATTTCCTCCTATGACAGATTAACTAGTAATGATCCTACTGGTGCAGTATTTGATTTTGCTTCTGCTTTATTTGACTTATCAGTTATTGGTGGTTTTGCACCAGGTGGTGGAATTTCATTAGGTATTGATTTATTCATGCTTGCTAGAGATCTAGCAGGTATGATGTTCGATGATTTTGATCCTAGAGAACCTGAAGATGCACTAATTGAAAAATTTGGCATGAAATTTCTTCAAGATGGATTGAGGTCTGTTGGTAATGCATTACCTTCCTTTGGTGAAATTGGCAACTTACTTGGACAAGCAGAGCAGATTGACAAGGGAGATGTAATCAGTGACGAAGCCCTTTCCATGGTGGATCAATACTCCATTGGTGGTGGTGTTGAACCTCAAGAGATGTTCCTTGGTGGTATTGTAAAAGGTATTAGTAGAGCAGTTAGTGGTGTTGTAAAAGGTGTTAGTAAAGCAGTTAGCAGTGTAGGTAACTTTGTTGGTGGCATTGTAAACAATCCGATTGTTAAAACAGCAGCAATGTTTATTCCTGGTGCTGCACCTATTGTAGGTGGCATTAGTGCTATATCATCTCTCGCATCGGGTAATCCGATGGGTGCAGTTATGGCAGGACTGAACCATTTTGCACCTGGCATGATGGCAGGTATTGATAATGTATTAGGTAAAGTCACTGGATTCCTTGATAGTCCTATTGGTCAGATAGGACAGAACTTAATGACAGGCAACATCTTGGGTGCTGCCGATATAGGTCTAGGCATGATTGGTGGACCTATTGGTTCATTAGGTCAAAAGATCTTAGGTGGTGATTTTGGTGGTGCTATCACGAGTGGACTAGGGATGATTAGTCCTGATTTAGGAAGTTTAGCAGAAAGTGTACTCAAGGGTGGATTTAATCCAGCATCAATGATTGCTGGTGCTGCTGATCACTTTGGACTTGGTGGTATTCTTGATGCTGTTACTGGTATCAGTAGTGGAGATCCTAGTAAAGCAATCGAAATGATTGGTTCTGAGTTGGGTATTGATAAAAAAGTCTTAGGTGTAGTTGATAATGTTGCAACTAAGGCATTGAGTTCTGATGGAATCTCAGCAAAATATGCTATGAAGCAAGCATTAGAGTTTGTTCCTATCCCTCTTATTATCGAAAAGATCGAACCTATTCTTCAGGCAGTACCTATAAATATAAACAGAACAAAAGTAGTAAAAGCAGTAGAAACTACACTGAGCAAGATTTAATTAAATGGCAACTGTACAAAAAGGCGCTAAAATCAATTTTTATAAGTTCGTTTCACCTGCTGCAGCGACAAGTACGAAAGTGTCTGGAGAAAGTCAGGCAGTAGTGCAGTCTATCAATGCGAATGTAGAAGCAACAAATAATTTAGGTAAGACTCTTAATTCTCTTGCGAAGGTAGTTGCAGATATTAAGAAGGTACAGTTAGCACAACTGACCTTAGCAGAAAAAAATAGGATAAAATTTCAACCAAAGTATAATAAACCTCAAAGCAGTCTCGGTAGCAGTTTTATTACTGCAATGAAGAAGGGGAGAACTCCTAGTTTCTTAGAAGGTCTGCTGAATATGTTGGGCGCTCTTTTAAAGATCGCCATTATTACTCCAGCATTAGAATGGTTATCTAAGAAAGAAAATCAAAAGAAAGTCAAGACTATTGTTGAGACACTGGTCACGATTGCAAAGTTTATATATGATGTTGCTAAGTTTGGTGTAGTCAATACTATTGAAGGACTTTATAAATTACTATCTGATGAGACTAATTGGTGGGAAAAACTTGGTGGATTATTACAGGCCGCGGCAGGACTAGGAACTTTATTACTTGGAATTCGTTGGTTAAGCAACCCAATGAATCTTGTTAATGACTTTGGTAATGTTCTAAAGTTCTTAAGAGCTAACTTAATAGCAAGTAAAACAAAATTAGGAAAGAGATTTGGTAAAAGAGGTCTCGCCAGTATATTAATAACAGGTACATCTGTTGCTTTGATGACTACTGGTAATCGTGTTGGAGATGATGATCCACCACCGAAAGAAGAAACTAATAATAATCCTCCACCCAAGGAAGAAAAATCATCTACTCCTCTGAGTGATTTCTTTGGTGGTCTAAGAAATATGTTCTCATTCGGTAGGAAACCCGAAGAGAAAGCAGCAGGTGGTTGGATCTCTGGTCCTCAGTCTGGTTATCCTGTATCACTTAATGGTGGTAAAAGTACAGCATTCATTGGTCATGGTACTGAATATGTTGCTAGAAAGGCAAATGGTGGAGCATTTGTTGTTCCTTTTGATACTCCTGCAACTAGGAGAATGCCTCACCTCACTAATAAAAGAATTGCTGAAGCAAAGTCTGGAGGATTTGGATTACCTGGTTTTTCTGCGGGAGGAACTTTACCTGCAGGCAAGGTGCTTTCTCAAAAAAGTGCCTTTGATCATGTACACAAGTTAGCAAAAAAAGCAGGCGGAGCAAAGTTCCCTCAAATTGTTGCTGCTCAAGCAATGCATGAAACAGGATATTTGAATCCTAATCTTCCAAGTGTTTATAATAGTACAACTAGAACTAATGCTTTTGGTCAAACTGGTGATAGAGGATTTGGTACTATTCCTAGAAGTGGATTCTCTGAGGGTTGGACAAAATACGATAATTTATTCAGTGCAGTAAAAGATAATATTAAATTATGGCATGATGTAGGAAATCACCCTGAAAACTATAATGCTTTTGGTAATCCTTTGGATGGTATTGCTGCGGTAGCAAAGGCATACTCTCCTAATGCAGATCCCGCCAATATTAGATTGGGATATACTACTGACGGGTATAGTAAGGGAATGGTTAGAGCATTGAAAGTTGGTGGATTTGATCCTACTAACATGAAATCTAGTCCGCTAACATCTAGCAATAATAGTAGTGGAAGCAGACCTCAACCAAAAGGTAATTTCTTTACAAATAACTTCAACAGGTTGAAGAACTTCCTTGGATTTGGTGATGATTCACAAGAGAAACCAGATAAAAGTTCAACCAGTAATAAATCAGGAACAATCAAACCTGCATCACACCCTGAGACAGGTTCTGGATTTACTGTTGCAGGAACAAAGGATCAAAGCAATAGACCTATTGTATTGTCAGAACCAGCAGCAGAACAATTTGCTGCTGCAATGAAAGCTTCTGGTATGGACTTAGCATCATTTGTTGCAAGTTCTGGTAGAAGTAGAGCAAAAAATGAATCTATTGGTGGGCATCCAGAATCACATCACTTATATGGTGAAGCACTTGATATTAATGGTGAAGGATATCAGTGGTTGAAAGCAAATGGCAGACAATATGGTTGGCAATATGTTTATAACCATAATGCTGAAAGTGCTCACTTTAAGTATGTTGGTCCTAAAGCAGGATCTACACCAATCTTAGCAGCTCCAAACAGCACTTATGCTGGTGGTAACAGTCTTAACGGACACGTTGGTGAAGGTTCAAGAGAGGGTAGTCGTGCAGAAGAAGAGGCAAAGAAAAGAGAAAGATCGGCTTTTGCTAAAGCATTTGCAGGTAATTTCACTGCTTCCTCATCTAAATCTATTGAAGAAAGAATGGGTATGGGTCAACAGGGCACAATGTATCAGGGCGGTGCTAGTAACTTTAGAAAAACAAAAGAAGAACGTGCTTTGATGGAACAAACCAAGAAAAGAAATGCTGCTCGTGCTGACATAAATGATAGGAGTCAAAGCATGATTCAAAGTGTGATGGCAGCGGTCGAAACGTCTAACTCTGGTAATCGAATGGCAATTGCTCAAGCACAGCAGGCAGTAATGCAGATGATGGCAGCTAGTCAAGCTAGTGGTCAGACAGTATCTGCTGGTGGAGGTGGTGGTGCTGTTGCTAAGACAACTGCTGCCATGCTTGGATCTTCAATGAACGCATTCAGTAAAATCTTCAGATGACAATAGCAAGAGAAAAAATTGGAGAAATTGTCTATAGAATCTATGTCTATAGAGATGGAAAGTTAGTAACCAATCCTCAAGGTGAGGCAAACATCTCTGATTTTATTATTGGTATAGAAGTTGTTGAAAGTATCACGTCAGCAACAATTGAGATTAAATTAGTTGTTCAAGACGCTGCTGGTGCTATTGGTGCATTTACAGGGTCTGAACAATTAAAGATTCAATTGGTAAGTCCTATCATTGACCGTACATATTTTGTACGTTCATATGAAATTGTGTCTAGAGTTAGAGATACTAGTGGTCAAGACATGTTCATGTTGAACTGCTGTTCCGATGAATTTGTCAAGAATGAAATTAATAATGTATTTGGTCATAGTCATGTAGTGTTTGGTGGTAAAACGGAATCATCTGAAATTGTCAAGCAAGTATTACAAGACAAAAGATTTTTACAATCTAAGAAAAATATCTTCTTAGAAGAGACTATCAACAAACAACAGTTTGTCGCAACTAACTGGCGTCCTTTCGATGCAATCTACTGGTTAGCACAGAGATCAATTAGAAAAGCAAAGAAAGGTGGAAATTTACAAAACGGTTTTTGTTTCTGGGAAAATGCTCTCGGATATAATTTTCAATCAATTGATAAAATGATTGCTGATGTAAATGAACAGAAAGAAACTAAGAGTAATTGGAAAAAAGGAGAGGCACAATTATACACTTACACCTATTCTCAAAAGAATACAGAAGAGTCAGGTGATGATCAATACAGAATTGAATCATTAGTATTCCCAGAAGAAAGAAATTTTTTAAGTGGTTTACGTCATGGTACATGGTCTGGATTTAGTGTAGGATTTGATCCTGTTACTATCACATCATCTAAGTTTGGTCTGAGTACAGATATGTCTGTTGATGCATATCGATATGGTATCAAAGAACTTTGGCCAACAATGGAACACTTGAACTCTAAGAAGACTAAGAACCCTATTGCTTTCATGGATAGTCAAATTCAAACAATGACTGATTATCCAAAGAGAGTTCGTTATAGTGCTATGTCTAATCAAATCTTTGATCAGAAGTATAAGAACAATCCTCAGAAAAACTACGAAGAATTAGTAGAACTTCAAGCATATCAGTATATGCGGATTGAATCTATTAAGAACTTTAAACTATTAATTACAGTACCTGGTAATTTAGATCTATATGCAGGTAAAGGTGTAAATCTGGTTGTGCCTGGTACATTCAAATCGCCTGGTAGAATGCAAATCGACAAGAGATATAGTGGTAGATACCTTATCGCATCAGTAGCACACAAAATTGCTGGTGGTAATCAACATAAAACAGAACTTGTATTGTTAAAGGATTCTATTCTTCCGCCAAACGCGGGTTGACAAGGTATCTAATTCAGATTAGAATAACCTTGTGAGAGTTGATAAGACTCTTAATATAAATAATTAAGTATCATTAGTATACAACATATGGAATCCATCGAAAAGCACATCGAACAGGACAAGCAGATTCTTCAAGATCCTACTACAAATCCACAAATGCGTCGTCACGTTGAAGAAGAACTTCGCGAGTTGGAAGAATATGCAGATCATCATAAGAAAGAGATTGAGGCAGGAGATCATCACGATCCAACATACCTAGAGTTGTATTGCGATCAGAACCCTTCTGAACCTGAATGTCTTGTATATGACGATTGAAGAGTATTTCTTAGGACACTGGACGAATAGATATCAAGCACAATCTGCCCCTCATCTTTATTCTTCCACTGAAATAGAGTGGAGGAAAATTGAGGGTGGTTTGCATTCAAAAAACTATTATAGAAGAGACGGACCAACTAAACCGTATCGAGAGAGATATCACAAAATTGTTGAGGTGTCGGATACGGAATTTATCGTTGAGAATTATGATCTCAACTGGACAAGATCAGAAAACTGTGATATGATATTCACATTCGATGGCACTGCATGGAACGGTCAATTGATCGGTGATAAATGCACTGGTGCCAAAGGATATCGTATTGTATCGGAGTATCACCTCTATGGAGACAAACTACATAGTAAAGATCAAGGGTATGATGACGAAGGTAATATGAAGTGGGGATCAGAAGTAACTTACAAGTATATTAGAATGGGCGAATAGCTCAGCGGTAGAGCTACTCGTTTACACCGAGTCGGTCGGGGGTTCGATCCCCTCTTCGCCCATTGTCACTTTTATTATGGCAAAACCTACTAAAGAAGAGATTATCGATCTCTTATATAATAACTATTCTGATTATTACACCCTACCCCATTATGGTTTGATACCTGATTGGTATATACGATACTGGGAATTGCACAATATTGTTCTTGATTATCTGGAAGGAGACTCCGATGAAACTGCGTAATGCTATTTTGGCAGGTTTAATGTTAAGTATGGCACATGGAGTGCAGGCAGGTGAAGATAAGATCACCAAAGGATACAATTCTAATGACTCCATGGGATGCATGATGCTTCGAGAGTGTAAGAAAGATGTTGATGAAGTATATTCTCTTCTTGATATCTCTTCACAGTATCCTAATACTGAAGAATTTACACCACAGGCAGAAGAGTTTAATAAACTGTTGATGACACTGAATCAAATTGGTGTTAAAGTATACCTTGCTGATCAACGATATTTTCCTATTGGGCACCGTGGTGTCTATCATACCGTCAGTAACAATTTCTATCTAAATAAAGATTGGATGGGAGATCCTGCTGTCCTGATGCAACTTATGCGTCATGAAGGATGGCACGCTGCACAGGATTGTATGGCAGGTACTATCGATAATAGTATGATCGCTATCATCAAACCCGAAGAAGATGTGCCTATGTTGTGGCGTGTCATGGCGGAACGCACTTATCCTAAAGGTGCAGTGCCATGGGAAGCAGAAGCACAATGGGCAGGTCGTACAAAGGGTATGACCCAAGCAGCACTTGAAGCATGTGCTACTGGTGCTATGTGGGAGGTGTATGATCCTACACCCTTAACTCGTAAATGGTTAGAACAGAATGGTTATCTTCCGTAAAAATCGCTATCAATTAGCGAAGCAAATAACATGGCATGATGTTATTCGCAAAATGGAGAATGAATTTGAACTTGATACATGTAGTGTTCATGGATTAGTTAATCTTCATGGACATACAATATCAATACCAACTATTGTCCTTCATAATGAAAATCAAACTAAGACTGTATTTGATGCAGTAAAAGAGATTGAGAAAGAGTGGACAACAACCAGTTGTCATTTGTATACATCTTTTGCTAAAGGTGCTGCAACATTTGGTCGTCACAATGATGAGGTAAATGTTTTAATCGTCGGTGCTATTGGAAAGGTATCATATAAGTTTGATGATGGTACAATACATATTGTAGAACCAGGCGATGCTTTGTATATACCTGCTGGTGTATATCATGATCCCGATGTTCTCTCTGCTAGAGTAACTTTGAGTATCTCTACACAACAAACCCCTGAAATATTATGAGTAACGCAAGAGATTATCTCTTCAAGATTCCTTTTAGACAGTATAGTCTAGATAACTGGCAGGCAAAGAAGGAAGCAATTATGAAAGCACTTCCTTTGGATAAGTATACCGACTTTTATGATAATGGTGGTATCCCTGAATATATGCCTGTAATCTCAGATTGCATTGATACTGAGATGAGAGATTTCTCTCAAACTTATCCTTGTCCTGTAATGATCACTGCACTTTGGTTTGAATTATCAAAACCAGGCGATTATCATGGACCACATAATCACGGTGCTACAGGATACTCTGCTATTCTGTACGTTGACTATGATGCAGGAGAACATGAAGCAACTAAGTTTCATTGTCCTTTCTTAGAAGCTGCTACGGGTGAAAATCTGAAGTATCAACCTGTTGTTAGAGAGGGAGATCTAATTGTATTCCCATCTAATATTTTACATGAGGCACCCATAAATACAGGTAAGAAAAATAGATTGATTGTATCTTTCAACATCATGGGTGAAGATGTTGCTAGAAGTTATCAATGTGGTCTCAAATCATCTCCTTTAACGAGACGTGACTTTGACCTATATAATTCTGGTTTCGGCAACTCCGATAAATAGTCAAAATACAAATTGATAGATGCAAACTATTGACGGTATTATTAATGAACCTACAGTAAATTTCGTCGGTAAAGACGGATTTTTCTGGTGGGTTGGTGAGGTTGAAGATAACGAAGACCCGATGAGATTGGGTCGCGTCAAAGTGCGTGTTCTTGGATACTACACTAATGTTCGTGGTAGCACTACGAATGATTTGCCAACGGATTATCTTCCTTGGGCAACTGTTCTTCAGCATACTTGTCAACCTGGTAATGATGGACAAGGTGAGAGTTCTGGTCAATTACAACCAGGCGCTATTGTTATGGGTTTCTTCATGGATGGAGAAGCAGCACAGATGCCTATCGTATTAGGTGTCATGCGTGTTAAGAAGTCTGCAGACACTCAGAAAGAAAAAGTATTTGCCTTCACAGGTGAAGCAATGGAACCTGGCATTGCTCCCAACGTTGCAACAGTTCATCCGATGAACCCTAATGCAACTATGGCAACTACACAAGAAGAGGGTTTCTACAGACCAAAACAAGATAACACCGTTTCATTACCTGGTAAAGATCAGGATGGTAATCCCAATGAAACTGCTGGTGCTGGATCTCCTGCTAATGTAGGAAACTTATTGAATGGTAGTGGTGGTAATCCCAACAAACCTAGACAACCAGAAAAACCAATTCCTGCTGCTAATGGTGTTGCTGGACCATGGAAGACACTAGAGTATGAGTTATCATATCTCTTAGAAGATCTTGCTGACCATGCTGGATCACTAATTAAAGCAGAAGATGGTGACTTCCTTGATATTGTCACAGGTAAACTTGTTAGTGCAAAGGCATTGACTGCAAAGATTCAGAACTTCTTGAGTGCGGTATTTGCTCAGGTTGTATCTGCGATGCGACAATCTTTAGCAAACCTTGCAGAACAGTTAGAACTTGTCAATATTCTTGGTGGTGCAACTGGTGCTCCTTTCGTGGTCTTCACGGTAATTCAACAGGCAGTTACGACGATCCTTAAATCTCTCTGTATGATCGACAATCAACTGTTGGGTTTCATTGCAGATCCTGTTGGTTCAATCGTAGGTTTACTTGAAGGTGTACTCGACGGTTTGATTGATAAAGCAACCTTTGTTATGCAGGGTGTACAAACTGCTATCGATAGAGTTATTTGTCAGGTTCAAGGTCTTCTCGATACAGTTCTTGGTGTGGTTGATACTGTAAAAGGTATTGTCGATGGTGTTGGTAAAGCAAAAGAAATCATCGATGCATGGCAAGCAGGTAGTGAAATCTTTGAGGCAGGTACAGACCTATTCACAAAGGGTATTACTTCAATCACTGGTTTGATTGCTATGTTCATTAAGTTCATTGGCAGTGGTTGTGGTCGTAGTGCTGATGGTGGTAAAGATACTGTAGGTTGGTATCCTTTATTTGGTGTTACTCATTGTACTCCTGAAGAATTAGAAGAAATTAATAAGATACGAGGTAAATCTAGAGGTGACTGTGGAGGAGACAGTAGAGCAGGTGGTCTTTTAGATAGTATCTTTAATGATGCAGATCCTTATCTGACTGCTGCAAAAACTTTCTTAGATGGATCTTATGAGATGTTTGTCGGTACACCTGGCAGACAAGCAAGTATTCATAAAAATGCCAGTGGTACTACTCATACATCTGTTAAATTAAATCAGAGTTTGTATGCAGAGTATGTTGCTCGTAAAAAAATTCGTGAAGAAAGTCCAAATCTGACACCTGAACAGATTGAAGATAAGGTAAAAAAATATACTAAGACACAAAATAATCAAAAAGGTGATGATGGTGCTTTAGTTGCAGATCATACATCATATGCTGGTAACCGTACAGAGGAGACACATGGTGACAATTGTTCTACCGTAGATGGTGATGTTGTCAGAAACATTAAAGGTGATTACTTCCTGAAAGTTACTGGAGATTGTCACATTGAAGTTGGTGGTGGTTTCTTCTTAGGTGCTGAAGGTGCTCCTAAAGTTGTTGATGGCAACGGCGAAAAGAAAAACGATAAGGTACAGAAGCACACCATTAGATTTGGTTCTGATGTTGACATAAACACAGTTGGTGCTAAGTTTGAATTGCAGGGTGCTGAAGCAAATATTGCATCTACATCTACTAAGATTACTGGTAGTATGTACGAAAACTCTGCATCACAACAGAGTAGAAGTGCTGCAGAACAAATCTTTAGTGGTGATAACTCTATTGAGATTGTTACACCTCACTTAGTTGAGATGATCAATACACCCCCATCACCTATTCCTAAAGCACTTACTGGTATTCGTAGATTTGTTGGTGGATCTGTAGAGACAGTTATGACACCAGGATTATCAGCTGATGCTATTCCTAGATATACTATTGTCAATCCACTTGGTCCTTATTCTTTGACTTGTGGTGCAACAGGATATAACTGTAACGTTGCTACTGGAATGTTTAATGTCAACGTTGGTGCTGGAGCTATCGTCCTGAATGCTGCTCTCGCTGCAACCGTCAAGTGTGGTCTAGGCATGGTCTTGTCTGCTGAAGGTATCGTCATAATCGACGGTAAATCGATTTTCCTCAATTGACTTGACACGCTCAGGGCGGTCTGCTATACTGCATAAGTAAAGACACAGACCACATGCCCAATACAGAACTCGCTCACGTTTTCGTTAATTTCTCCAAACGAAAAATCAAAATCGTAGACAACGAAGGATACGACAAAGAAGTTCAGTGGAAATGGGACTTCGAGGGTGCTGCTGGATTTGCAGAGACTATCTCTGAACTCGGTCACATTCTTGATCCCGAAATGGTAACTTATCTCTTTGCAGAACAATGATCGGACCTATTGGTATTACACTTCGTCAAGCAGAAGATCACTTTGATTTCATCTTGGATCTTACAGAAACTCAAAGAGTTTGCTGGAAAATTACTCGCCCTGACGGAAAATCTGCTATGATGGTTCCTGTCAATGAAGTTCCTCCTGTTCCTGAAGAAATTCAGACTCAGGTAGAAGAATTTCAAAAACAATTTTTAGAGGCAGCGAATGAGACCTGAAACTCGTCATGCAATGGAAATGCTTTGGTCAGCAAAATGGAACTTGCCAACTGCAGCAAAACATGCTAATCTGACCAACAAGGAGATGAAAATCACCTTCAACGAATACTGTTCATTTCATCCACCCACCCATAATATTGGGAGTGTGGCGGAATAGGTAGACGCACCAGACTTAAAATCTGTTGATTGTAAAATCGTAAGGGTTCAAGTCCCTTCACTCCTACTATGTCTTGTCATCTAATTTATCCTATCAGTTTTTATTGGCACTTCAGAGCACCGAACGCAGAAGAATTTATTGAAGCGGTGGAGAATTGCCATGAACCAATTGACAACGATCAATTTCGTTGGGGTAAAGAATGTGTCATTGACAGAGTTCCTTTGAAATGGGAATCATGGATGTCTATAGTAACTCCGTCTCTTCATGAAGTTGCTAATCAGATGAACAGAATCTTCGGGTTCGTTATGTATGATCCTTGGATCAATTATTACAAGAGAGGATATTTTCAAGAAGTACACGATCATGCTATGCAAGACCTCGCCATGGTATTTTTTGCCAATGATGGTGAGGGATTTTCAAAGTTTTGCTTCACAGATAGATATAGCACGTCTCTCAGAACTGAAGTAAAAAAATTGGTCGGATACCAAAATATCCGTGGTATAAACTACAAAGCAGGTGATGTCATTATCTTTCCTGGTCACCTTATGCACATGGTTACACCACACCAAAGCGATGTTACTAGAAAAACATTCGCATGTAATATTCAACTCAAGGACGTATGTAAACCCGAAGTACCGCCAAATTAGCTCAGTTGGATAGAGCAACGGTTTTGTAAACCGTAGGTCGTCGGTTCAAGTCCGACATTTGGCTTAGGGGGAGTATTAAAGATCTGCATTTAGAAGCAGCGCCCCCGCTTACTTACTAATTAATTATGTCCAATTTACCATCTTTTTCACAGAAACTTCTTTGGATGACTCCCAGTAAATTACCTGAGGAGATGATTGTTTCTATGCGAAAGTATGTTGAGGAAGAAATTAAACACACCGTTGCAGGTGTTGATGGTAGACCATGTGAAAGAAACGAACTCAGATCATCGATGGCAGGTGGTATTCCTTGGGATGAATGGATACCTGGCATTATATTGAACATGATGGTAGCAGCAAACAAAGATTATTTTAGATATGAATTAGATTATTTTTCATCAAGAATTCAATCCACTATTTACTACGGAGATCAAAAAGACTTCTATACTTGGCATTGTGATAATGGTGGTAATAGTGTGAAACCTCAAACGCAAATGGAAAGGAAACTTTCATGTTCATTGCTGTTGAGTGATCCTTCAGAATATGAAGGTGGTGAATTTCAAATTCATTATGAAAGATCTTATTTCAAATCTTTGAAACCTGAAAAAGGTCAGTGTGTTATCTTCCCTGCATGGGTTCCACATAGGGTTAGACCTCTTAAAAGCGGCAAAAGAATTTCTTTGGTTGCTTGGATGGAAGGTCCCATGTTCAGGTAAATAGTAACAGTATACATAAACGCCATGGGATTATACGACACCATTTATTCTACATTTGATCTTGGACCAGGATTCTGGAATCGAGAATTACGGACAAAAGATCTGGAAGGATACATGACGTATAATTGGATTGATCCTAACGGTCAACTTTGGACAGTAGATCATACAGGAACATATGATTTTGAAGATAGTGGATGCTTCAAGGTCGTAAAGAACATAAATCATGGTAGAGTATCTCCATACCCTCTTTCAAAACAAATAGAACTATATCCTGCACATTGGACAGTGCATTATGCTCCTACTCCTAGTGCAATGGTGACATTTGTAGAGGGTATTGTTGAAAACATATTATTCGCATCTGGTAACTAATGGCATTTTTAGTACATCCTCTTCCTCCACATCCTGTATATGTGAAAAAAGAATACCTTTATGATCATCAGAAGGGACATGGAGAGTTGACACCTGGTATCTGGATTTCAGTTAAAAGTGTTCAAGCAAAAGCATTATATTTTGAAACACTTCTTACTGAATATGGTGCCTTATATGATAAACTACCTTTAAGTGCATTTGTATGGAAAACTGACATCAATCCTGATGATCAGTTACCTCTAGATGTTCTAGAATTATGGGACTCTTTCGACTACCATATCACCGTGATAGAAAAACCTATCTTAGGACGTTGCGAGTTCTTTGGTAAGGATAAAAAAATGCACGCAGGCGAGTATGAATTTACGATTGACACTGCTCATCCAGATAAGTCTGTTATTGACACTAATTTTTCTGAGTTGGACCCCGAACACAAATCGTTCAACGTCATCGCCCTTGACAACGGACAATTTGCCGCTCAACCAAACAACCGAGTAGTATGGAGAGACAATTCTCTCATTCCAGGTAATCTTAAACAACCTGATTTCAAAGTTTGCACACAAAACTATGCTGTCGAGACTGAACCTAAATGGTGGACAGTTGGACACACAGATGAGTGGCAATACAAAACCCTAGAGGAGGAAAAACATGAAAAAGACATTCAAGAATAAAAAAGGTGAGGAGTGGTCTTATGAACTCTCAAAGGAGGCAGAAGAGGCAGTCGCTAGGTTGCACGATGACATTCGTAAACTAGAAGAGAAAGCACCTGATTATGGTGTTGGTAAATAGTATAAATAGACCTGTAGCAAATAGTGTGATTATCTGTGGGAACTCGTAAAATTTCTCAGTTAGAGACAATCTCAGATGCTAACCTCTCGGGAGAAGCAATTCTTCCAGTTGTTGTTTCTGATCCATTGATCCCTAACAGAAAAGCAAAAGTTAATCAACTCTTTCGTGGAGTTGGACAAGGAACTAAGGATGCTCCTGGTCTTTGTTTCGACTTGGATCGAGATTCTGGACTGTATCAAAATGCATACGATCAAATAGGTATCGCATTTGGTGATGGTGGTGTTTATATGACAAGAATTGATAATGGTAATAGTAGCACTTCGCTATTCATTACTGCTATCGATGATGTTGCAAACAATGCTGATATTGTTCTTGCACCAAAAGGTACAGGTGCTGTAAAGGTCACGGGTAACTTTCTTATCTCTGACCAAACTTTCATTCTGGAAGATGCACAAGGACCTAAGGCAAGATTTGAAGTTTCTAATGTTGGTACTGGTACTAATACTCGTATCTTCACCCTTCCCGCTATTACCTCTGGTAACGGAACTACCGTTGTTGGTGATAATACTACTCAGACATTAACTAACAAGACTCTTCTTATTGATGAGGATAACTTTGTTATTGTTGATGGTACTGAAGAAGCAATCTTCCAGATTAATTGGGTAGATACTAATAACGCTAGACGCTCATACTTCCTTCCTGATGCAGGTACAGTTACCACAACTAACGAACCTACCGCTACATCATCTACACTATTAGATACAAAAGCAGAACAAACGTCTTTGAATAAGACGATGGTTGATCTGAAACTTGCTGCTAACGCTGATGATGGAACATTCTGGGCACAGTTCAATACTGATGCTCTCACAGCAAACAGAACCGTCACTGTTCCCAACACAAACATCACTTTGGTTGGTACAGATGCTACACAGATTCTTCAAAACAAAACCATTGAAAATCTGATCCTGCAAGATAATACAGACAACACAAAGAAAGTTAACTTTAGCACTGCTAATCAAAACACGCTTTCAAATCAAACCTTTGAGTTCCCTCCAACTAATTTACTAAATACTGGTAGCGGAAACAACGTTATTACAACTGCGAATGCAACGCAGGAATTGAAGAACAAGACACTGTTTACCCCTGTTATCAAACAAGAGGGTCAAGTAGGAGCAGTTCAATTTAACATAGAAAATATCACTGCGACTAGAGTAATTAAATTCCCTAACGCAGACGCGACACTTCTTTCTACTGATAACGTTACCCTTGATGATGTTAACTTCGGTGCTGGTATCGGTGCTTCTAACTTAACGGGACAAACCCGTCTTCAACAATTCTTTTACGCAGGATTCTAATTAACAATGGCAGACCAAGGACTTTTAGGACAAGCAAAACCAGCGGGAACTACTAATACAGTCCTGTATAGTGCTCCTGTGGATCAATCTGCTTCGGCAGTATTAACCATCGCCAATGATGGTACTGGTGCAGCATATGATGTTGCTCTCAAAGATTTCGATCAAAATCTCGTTCTTGATGCAAGTACATACAAATTGCATGAAGGAGATATTATTACTGGTTATAGAATCAAAGTTAATACTAATATTAGTATCAACGATGAGTTTAATCCAGGACAAGTTCTCACCTCTACTGATGGTGAAAAGACATTTAAGTACGAGTCATTTTATATTCCTCCCGTAACAACAATCTACGTTAAAGATATTTCTATTCGTGCGATTACTGTTGAATCTGTAAGTGGTACATTTGCTATCGGTGATACTCTTACAAAGGGTACTGGTGGTAACACAACTACTGCAACAGTATACCAAGCAACTGAAACTATCTTGTATATCGGTCCTTCTACCTTAAATGGTTCTGGAACTGAGTTTGCTGCTGGTGATTCTGTAGGAAATGGTTCAGCAACAGCAACTGTTGCTACAGGTGGTGTTGGCACTGCTGAAGAAGAATTTGTATTCTCTACTACCACTGCTAATGGAGTATACGGTACATTCTTCAACTCTCCTCTTACACTCTTTGGTGACAGAACATATCGTTTTGATGTATCTGACTCTACTATGAGTGGTAGAGACTTCAGTATTTCATCTACCATTAATGGTGAGTGGGGTCCTGATAATACTGCTGGTAACTCTGATGATGGTACAGAATTTACCACTGGTAGAACAACTAGTGGTGCTCATGGTGACGGTGGTAGTGGATATGTTCAGTTTGCCTTTGGTGGTAACTCTAACTTACCTAATAACTTCTATTTCTATGATGGTGGTACAGGTACTGCCTCTAATGCAAACTATGGTGGATCTGACCGTTCCTTCACTGTTTCTGAAATTTATGAATATGATGAGTTCTATGTGTTTGATATCACTGGAACTTGGGCAAACAGCACTGACACATTTAGTGATGCAGGAACAACTTATACTGTAACTGCTCAAACTGCTGGTGCATATGGTGTTGTTCGTTCTTATGTTGGAACTGCACTTAAGGTAATCAAGGGTGTTGGATCTGCTGATTTTGCTGGATCTGGTACATTCCAAGATGTTCCTAAAGACAATGCTCAGACAAGAACTCTTGCAACTGTTAGTTCAGTGACAACTGCAACTACTGCACTTGAAGATCAAAATTATCTTACCAAAGATAAGACAAATGCTGCCAACAATGTTGACAGAATTACATCTCTCGTCGTTGGACCTGGCGAAAGATTGGTTGTTGAGAGTGCAACTCAAAACAATATGTTTAGTCTAGTTGGATTCCAAGATGCTTCTACAGCATTGACAACTAGAGTTTTCGGTTCCTAATAAATAATCAAAAAAGCAGCGTAGGCAATGTCCCTTACTAGACTTAAGAATATTATTACGTCCAGAACTGGACGTATTATTTACGTTAACCCTGATGACTTTGATGCATCTGATGCTATTGACAACAGGGGAAACTCTGCATTGCGTCCGTTCAAGTCACTACAAAGGGCATTTCTCGAAGTAGCAAGATTCTCTTATCGAGTTGGTTTATCAAACGACGAGTTTGATGCCTTCTCGATTATGCTGTATCCAGCAGAATATGTGGTGGATAACAGACCAGGTGATGTTCTCTATACAAACGTTGCTCCTCTTGATGAGAACTCAAACCTTGATTTGACTTCTCCTAATAATGTACTATACAAATATAATTCAATTGAAGGTGGTATCATCGTACCTAGAGGTTGTTCTCTAGTTGGTACTGACCTCCGTCGTACAAAGATCATTCCTAAGTATGTTCCATATCCTACAGTATACGCTGCTAAGGGTATTAACACTGAAGCGCAAGTACCTCCCCGTACTGCTATCTTCAAGGTAACTGGTGGTACATATTTCTGGCAGTTCTCTTTCTTTGACGGTGCTGAAGAAGGTGTATACTTCAAACCTGATTCAATTGAAACACTAGCACCTAAGTTCTCACACCATAGACTCACATGTTTTGAGTTTGCTGATGGTGTTAATAGTCTTTCATCATTAATCTCTCAGGGCACAGTTCCTAATGCAGATTATTCTGCTGTACCAAACATTCTTGAGAGAACAGATTTAGAAATTTATTATCAGAAGGTATCGAAAGCATTTGCAACGATTCCCGATACCTCTGGCGATCCTGCTACTGACCAAATTCAGGCAAGGGTCGAGGAAAATAGAATCGTTGGACCTATCTCCGATGAATACAGAGTCTTACAAATCACAAGAAATGGACAGACAGCTACGGCTGTCACTGTTGACGAGTTTGATAACCCCAGAGACCACGGATTTTCTGTTGGTGTTAACATCAACGTTAGTGGTGTTACAGGATCAACTGGACCGCAATCCGATCTTGATGCAGGAATTTATAACGGAAGTTTTACGGTCACGTCCGCATCTGGTAACGTCTTTACTTACCAAATGCAAGGAGAACCAACAGGAAACGCTGTAGGTTCAAACATTACTGTTAAGACAGAGATTGACACTGTTGACTCTGCATCACCATATGCGTTTAACTTATCCCTACGTTCTGTATGGGGTATGAACGGTATGCACGCTAATGGTAGCAAAGCAACTGGTTTCAAATCAATGGTTGTGGCACAGTTTACTGGACTGTCACTACAAAAAGATGATAGAGCATTTGTAAGATATAACGCCTCTACTGGTAACTATGATGTAGCAACTGCTGGCGATGGTGCTCACTTAGATGGTTTCGCTGAATATCGTAAGGGTTGGGGACACGAGCACATTAAGTGTTCTAATGACTCCTTCATTCAGGCAGTTTCGGTGTTCGCTGTTGGATATGCTGGTCACTTCATCGCATTGAGCGGTGGTGACATGTCAATTACTAACAGTAACTCTAACTTCGGTAACACTGCACTTCGTTCTGTAGGTTTCAAAGCAAAAGCATTCTCGAAAGATAAAGCAGGTGCAATCACACATGTCATCCCGCCAAGATCTCTCAATGTTATCAGTACAACTGCTACTGGTACTAACGCTGCAGCGTCAATTACTCTTGCTAATGATGGATCAATCAATGGAGTAATTCAAGGTATGACAGTCAGTGGCACCAATATTGGAACTGGTGCAACTGTAGGTAGTGTCAATACAAACACAAGAGTTGTTACATTAACAGCATCAAATACTGGCACAGTTAATGGTAACGTTATCTTCGGTGAAGAAACATCTGTTAACTGGGTGAACATCGATATTCAAAGAACAAAAGTAATTAACGCAGCACTTGCTGGACAAGGAGGGACACCTGGCACAAGATTATATCTCTACGGATACACTGTTGAAGCGTCTCCACCTACAACAAGAGTTCAAGGTTTCACCGTTGGTGCTCGTCAAGATGGCACGGGTAATAACGCTGTTCCCGACAAAATCAATTGCTTACTTGTAGCAAACGGTGCAACTGAAGCAACAGTTCAGCAGGCATCTATTTCACCATATGGTCCTTCTGTATCTGGTAAACTTGCTGGTACTGCTGGATCTCCTATTCAATATGATGAAAATACATATACAATCGGTGGTGTTGCTGGTTCTGTTGGTGGTTGGTATCTCTCTGTAGATTCTACCAACAATGCAATTTACACAACATTATCATCTAATACACAGTATAATACTGTTAACTTTACTCCTACTACATTCCTTAAGAGGATTCCTGACCCTCGTGACTTACAAGATAGAACATATCGTGTACGTTATGTGATTGACAAGGATAAAACTAATCCTCTGCCTAGAGATCCTATCAGTGGTTTCGTAATGCAACCTCTGAATAGTGATACAACATCATACGCTTTACAGCGAACCTTCTATATCTACGATATTGAAGTTGTACAAGAATTTGAGAGAGGTGTTAACGATGGAATCTACTATCTTACCTTGCTTTGTGCATCTATTGCACCTTCAACTTCTAACTTCAACGACAGATTCTTCTCTCAAAACGTCAACGAAGTCTATCCTACGTTTGACCGAGACAATCCTGTTGCTGACCCTCTTGCTGCGATTTCCGTCGCTGACAACGAAACTATCGGTCTCGTAAATGCAACTGATGGTGCTAATCCTACACCAGCAAAAGATCCTAAGCGTTCAATCACTAAGGAAGGTATTCAGTTCTTGTTAACTGACACTGGTTGGACTCAACCAGGTACTACACCTAACTATGATTCGGTTAATGCTAGACTATCTAACATTGAACTGACTGCGAGAAATGGTGATGAGGAAACGAGAAAGATCAATATCCGACAAAACACTGATGGTACAGTTGCACCTATCAACGTTGAGTTTAGAAGACACTCAATCCTGAGATCTGGTAACCATACATTTGAATATCTTGGTTTCGGACCAGGTAACTATTCAACTGCATTCCCTCAGACTCAGGTAGAAACATTAACACAAGAACAGGTTAGATTCTCACAGTCTATCAAGGAAGATGCAGGAGTTGCATTCTATTCTGGTCTTAACTCTAATGGTGACCTGTTTATTGGTAACCAGGTTATCAACCCTGTTACAGGTCAAATCACAAACGAAGATATTGCACAACTTAACGTTGTTGGTGAAGAGAACACAACTATTGAGACATTCTCAGAGTTGGTTCTTACTGATAAACTCACCGTTATTGGTGGTGCATCAAACCAGTTGGAATCTATTTTCGCTGGTCCCGTTACCTTCCAAGGTCTGACTACATTTACAAATAATATTCAAGCAAGAAAGATCTCTTATTACAATCAGGATGGTACGGTAATTAAACAAACCTTACTGGCACCTGAAGATGCAAATGGACAACCCAGTTTTGCTAATATCACAGGATACGATACCCCTGCTGATGGTGATCTTGTTTATAACATCAACTGGACACCTGGCAAGTCGCTTGGTTGGATATACTACGGTGGAGCGTGGAAAGAGTTTGGTCTCACAGATACTGGTGACATCAATATTAGTTCTTACAACAACAGCACAATTATCGGTATTGGTACTGCTCCTAATAATTCTTACAGGATCAACGTAGATGGTTCTGTACGAATTGATGGTGATGTAGTTGGTACTGGTCGTGGTGTTGTTGGTTCCGACAAGTACATCACAAAAACATATACTGGAGATGGAGCAACACTTACATTTGCAGTAACTACCTATTCTGGTGGTATTCAACATAGTGATGATTCACTATTAGTATTCCTCAATGGTGTTGCACAAATTGCGGGAACCAACTATACAGTCGATTCTAACGGAGCAAACGTCGTGTTTAATAGCGGTGATGCACCTTTAGCAGCAGACACAGTTCATATTCTCGAACTGCCTATCTAAATACTAAGGAGGAATACTAGGACAGCATGGCAATCTCAAGAATTAGTGGAAATCAGATATCCACTGCAACTGAAGCAATTATCACCACTTTGAGTTTCCTGAACACAAATAGTGTTTTTAGGTTGCCTGTAGGTACTCAAGCACAGAGACCTACAGGTGTATCGCCTGGCACAATTCGTTTCAATACTGATACAGATTCTGCTGAAATCTACAAAGCAGATGATGGAACTGGTAGTGCTGGATGGTCAGCAGTTTCTGGTGGTGGTCCTGCTTTGGGGTCAGATAGTGTTATCAGAACAAACCCCGCTACTATCGAAGAAAATATTACAGTTGGACCTACTGCTGGTGGTGAATTTGCCAACGGCATGAGTGCTGGTCCTATGACAATTGCAAACGGTTATACTGTCACCGTTGAATCAGGTGGTAGTTGGAGTGTTGTATAATGCCACAACTTAACGTCGGTACAGTCAGAGGCAATTCTCCTAATTTTGAAGTGTCATTAGATGCCACTTCTACTCTATTGATGTCTAGTGATCTTAGAGTAAATAATCAATCATATGTTCCTATCCCTTCAGGTTCTGCATCAACTAAACCTGGTGCACCTGATGATGGGAGTATCAGATACAATACAACAACATCCAGACTAGAAATCTATACTGGTGTAGAGTGGAAACAAATTTAAGATATGAGCACATTCAGCACCCACTATCTAAAAGGAATCGGTGCCACCTTGAATCAGGTGACAATTCCTGCTGGTCATACATTTAGAGTAAACGGTTCATTAAATAATTCATTAAATACTGGTGCATTCCAGTTACCATCTGGGGGAACCTCTTCACGTCCTAACAGTCCTCAGACAGGTTATTTTAGATATAACACAGACAATAATATTATTGAAATCTATGATGGTTCTGCATGGGTAGATTATAATTTTGCGGGTGCTGTTGGCGGTGGCGGAGGTGGTAGCACACCAACAATTCCCGATGAATATTTGGCATATGTTTTCAATGCTCAAGGTGATGCAAGATCACCAAACTTTAAGACACTTGGAACTCTTTCAGTAGCAGATCCATCTGTAACCGCAGCAAACTTATCTGAAGTTCAGGCAAACGCAAGTTGGACTGTTGCAAGATTTACTAGTGTAAATAATCCTGGCGTTCAATATAGATTCCAAAGAGGAACTAATATTGATGTTGTAGTTGAATCACTTCTTTCTAATTATAGTAATTGGACAGCATCTACTAACTCAACTTATGCTGTAACACCTTTACCAGGTTCATCAACTAGAGTTAATCAACCGATGAACTTCCAACATAATAATGGCGGTGGTGAAACACATGATATTGTTACTTTAGGTTATCCTGGTACTGTCTGGAGCACTGGTATGGTATGGGGTAACATTGACTCTACTGGTAACTATGCTGGTATTGTTAACACTCCGTATGCACCTTCAGGTTCTGGTGGTGGTAATACAGGCGATACATTGTTCATGTATCTTGAAACTGGATCTCCAACATATAATTCTGCTGACTATACAAACTATCTTACACCTTCTGGTCCTCTAGGAAACGCCACTACTTTTAACTGGACTAACTCTACAAGTTCTGGTCAGGGTAGTAGCAGTCCTAATAATGTTGCTGATGCTGTTAGTAGAGACACTACTAGTAGTTGGCCCTCATATGGTATTCAGATGCAGGGTGGCACTAACTGGATCCGTGTAGATTTGGGTAGTGGTAATGCAGAATCATTTGATTTTACCTTTGTAATTGGTTATCCTAACGATAGTCACTGGTCCAATAGAAATGAAATTCAAGGATCAAATGATGATAGTAACTGGACAACAGTTGCTCAATGGGACTATCACAATGGATCTGCTAGTTCTGCTGACGGTTATCTAATTTATAATGCTGGTGGTCACATGTATAGTAATACTATCAACGATACTGATAAGTGGATTCCCGTTAATACGAACGGGATTAAATATAGATATTGGAGATTGTATGGTAGTAACTTCGGTACATCCAATGGATATATGCTTGTTATGAACTGGGCATTATTACAAAAGAACTCATGAGTATTCTTCAAGTTAACAATTTGGAAGGTCCCGACTGGGATGATTTTAGAATCAGGATGGAAGGTGATGCACACCTTAACATCAATGGTACTCTTGCTATGGCAAGTAGTGCTCAATTTTGTTTACCCAGAGGAACAACTGCTGAAAGACCGTCAACTCCAGTAGCAGGAATGATACGGTTCAATGTAACTATCGATAGTGCTGAATATTATAATGGTACTGAATGGATTCAAATGCCGTTAGGTGCAACTAATGATGGATCTGATGCAACTAAACCAGCAATATCTGCTAAGAAATTATTTGACGATGGTATTGTTACCAGTGGTAAGAGTAAGAGATTTATTACAACATCTGCAGGTGTTAAAGAAGTTTGGTGTGATTTTGATACTCAGGATGCAGATGGTAATAGTGGATGGATGTTAGTCGCATCATTTGCAGAGGGTTTTAGATGGGGTGGTGATGGTCAAAATATTATTACTACAGGAAATTATATTAGTCCTGATGGTGCTGAACATTATAATCCATCTGCTAACTTTTATGATATGCCAATGAATCAGTTTAGAGTTACAGCTAACAACTCTGTAGATACTGCTTTGGGAGCATCTGCATCTGCTGATTGGTATTACAATTGGAATAATACTATTACATGGAAAGAAGTATGGGGACCAACAGCAGGTAACTTTAGATATTATATGTCTAATGGTAGTAACCCTAGTGTTCAAAGATCTAGTTTAAGAAAATTTGATAATAGTTATAATATCAAATATGGTTATAACAATCCCAACCATAAGTATAACAATATTACTGACTATGGTTATCAGGGATCTAGAGTTGATACTGCAGATTATAGTTATGGTACTGTTGGTAATAGCAGTGCTCCATCTGGAGGACGTTTTGATGTTTGGGCAGCATTAAGCAATCCTGGTTCACAATTTGAGTGGTATCACGTTGGTAGAAATGCAACTTATACATCTAGATCTAGCGGTGACGTTGATGGTACGTTAGCAATTCCGATTCAAGGTGCAAACACCGATGTAACTGGACAAGACGTTGATAGTAATATTTCTGCAAAGGTTGGTAACGACGATAATGGAAACTGGGGTGGTGCTGCAAGTAGTGCTGGAAGTAATGCAGGAAACAATGGCGCAATCACAAATACACCGTTGTGGTGGTGGATTAAGTGATAAATACTAAGAGCGTAGTAATTATAGGATAACAATGCCTAGATTAAATGTAACTAGTGTTACCGCAAGTGGAAATGTAGAGGCTCTGAAGTCTTTCTCTGCAGGCACTGGTTTTAGGTTGCCGCAATATACTTCTGGAAATAGACCCGCATCTGCACCTGCTGTAGGTGTTATGATTTATAGATCCGATACTGATATTATTGAAGTATGGGATGGATCTGCATGGCAAAGTATTGTTAGTGATGCTGAGATTCAATCATATGCAAATGATGCTGGAAGACCTGTATCACCTGAAATTGGTAAATTAGGTTTCAACTTAGATACTGGTGCTTTAGAAGTTTATAACGGTATTGATTCAGGAACTAATCAACCTATTTGGTTGACAATGGGTGGTGCTACAGTTGAAGCATCTGGTGGTAATAACACATACACCTTTAATGGATACACAATTCACGCATTTACCAGCGATGGAACATTTACTGTCACCAAAGGTGGTGATGTTGAAGTTCTTCTCGTCGGTGGTGGAGGTTCAGGTGGTAACGACAACGCTGCTGGCGGAGGTGCTGGCGGTCTTGTATTTAAGACTATTGCCGTTACACCTGGTGCTTATCCAATCGATATTGGTGGCGGCGGTGGAGTCGTTAGTGGTGAGCAACAGGGTCAAGATGGACAAGCAACGACTGGTTTCGGTCAAACCGCTCTAGGCGGTGGTGGCGGAGGTGGTGGTGACGGTGGTCAAGATGGAAGACCTGGTGGATCTGGCGGTGGTGCTGCTGGTGAAAACGAACCGAACAATCCTGGTAATGGACAACAACCAAGTTCTGCATCTGGTGGATTTGGAAATCCTGGCGGACAATGGGGACCTGGTGATGATAATACTGGTGGAGGCGGCGGAGGTGCTGGTGCACCTGGCGGCAATGCTGGTAGCGGAGCAAATGAAGGTGGAAATGGTGGAGTAGGTAGAGATTATTCTGCTCAGTTTGGTACTACCTATGGTGAAAATGGATATTTCGCTGGTGGTGGTGCTGGAGCGGTTGGTAACAATGATGGTGCCCCTCCAAGTTCATATGGTAACGGTGGATTAGGTGGTGGTGGAGATCACGGAAAAAATGCTGTTCCTACCTATCATGGAGAACCAGGTGCCGCTAATACTGGTGGAGGTGGTGCTGGATCTGCATATTATGGACAGTATGGTCCACCAGGTGCTGGCGGTACTGGTATCGTTCTTGTACGTTATCTTGCATAATAAATACAAAGAAGGGATTATCTGATCTATGTCTAACTTAAACACAGTAAATGTTAAAGCAGGGATTATCACTGCTAGTGGTCTAGTT